ATCTCCTGGCCGGCCAAGAAGATGGACTCCGGCAAGTACTGGAACCACGTGTGGTGCAGCGAGGCCTTCAACGCCGCCGTGCTCGAGGCCGCACAGAAGACCGCGCCCAAGCCCACCAAGGCCAAGGACGAGGCCTGGCAGGCCCGCGCCCCGGCCCGGCAAGAGCCGGTTGAGGACGACATCCCGTTCTGACCTGCCATGCACAACCGGCTCAACCCCCGCGAGCGCGCCCACTTGGCGCGGGTCAAGGAGCTGCCGTGCAGTGTGTGCGGCGCCCCGGGCCCGAGCGAGGCGCACCACATCAAGCAGGGCTTGCAGTTCACGGCGGTGGCCCTTTGCGAGAGCTGCCACCGCGGCCCCGTGATGGGCTGGCATGGGCAGAAGCGGGCCTGGGCGGTGCGCAAGCTGGATGAGTTGGACGCGCTGAACGAAACCATCCGCAACCTGGAGGCGGCATGACCGTTGCTATCAACATCCCTCTGGTCCCGGACTGCGAAGTCACCGACACCAAGGTCCTGAAGGTCCCCATCCACACGATCAGACTCACCCCGTTCAACCCTTCGTCCAGAACGGCCGATGGCGCACGGTTGCAGAAGCTGGTGGAGGCCATCCGTAAGCACGGCCTGTCTTACCCTGTGCTCATCACCACGGACCGCGACTTGGTGGACGGCCACCGTCGTTTGCGGGCCTGCCAACTGTTGGGCCACACGCACATCAACTGCATCGTGACGCACGTGGAGCGCGACGAGCTGTTTGGGGACGTGAACGACACCGCACTGCCTATGGCAAGCCGAGGATGGCTTCAGGTAGCGCGCGGCGGCGGCAAGGTGCCATCCAGATACAAGGCCCAGTACGACGAGCTGCTGCGCTTGATCGGGACCTACGGCGTGGACACCTTGATCCGCAACGGGTTGGGAATGAACTGCCTGGGCCTTTGCAAGCAGGTTTGTGCCCTGGATGGCAAATACAACCTCGCCGACGTGATCATGGCCGCGGCCAACGGCAAGCTCAGCAACAAGCTGAACGCGGTGGTGCGCAGCTCCAAATCCCGCGAAGACAAGGTTTCTGAGGTTGACCTGATTCTGGGGGGCGCATGACCCACACCACCACCCTGCACAACCCGCAGGAAGCTCACATCACGCTGCAGCGCCTGTGGGGCTGGCTCAAGCCCCGCTTGTTGCAGGGCCAGCGCATCACGCTGAGCGTGGAAGAAGAGCGGCGCAACAACAGCCAAAACGCGCTGCTGCACGCCACCCTGGCCGACATCGCCAGCCAGCGCGAGTGGGCCGGCAGGAAGTGGGAGGCCGAGGTCTGGAAGCGCCTGCTCACGGCCGCGTGGATGCGCACCCGCGGCGACCAACTGGTGGTGGTGCCCGCCCTGGACGGCCACGGCGTGGACGTGGTGTTCCAGCGCACCAGCCGGCTGAGCAAGGCCGAGATGGCCGAGCTGATTGACTTCATCCAGGCCTGGGAGGCGCAGCAATGACCGAAACCTTGAACTGGACCCCCGCGGCCACCAAGCCCGACGCCGACATCAGCGTGCTGTGCTGGCGCGACACCCGGGAATGGTTCTCGGGCTGGTGGGACGACGAGGCCGGCGCTTGGTTCGATGCGGCTAGCGGCGGCGTGGTCGACGGCGTGACGCACTGGGCAGATGTGCGGGGGCCGCAATGACTCACTACCGCTCCCAAGACTTTGCCCGCTGCGCCGGCAACCCCTGCCGGCTGGAGTGCGAAACCTGCGCCCGCAACGAGCGCAACAGCCCGGTGCACCCCGAGGCACAACGCCAGGTGTGGATGGGGGTGTGGGTGATCGAAGACGAACGCTGCCCGTCGCGGGTGGAGATGGAGGCCGCATGAGCTGGAGCGAACTGGAGCTGAAGACGATCCGCTGGGCCGAGGACCGGCACATCATCCATCGCAGCACGCCGATGGCCCAGGCCATCAAGACGCACGAGGAACTGGGAGAACTGTTGTCGGCCCTGCACCGGGGCGTGCCGCATGAGATTGAGGACGCCTATGGCGACATCTTGGTAACGCTCATCATCGGCGCAGCGCTGGCGAATGTGGACCTGACCGAATGCCTGCGCTCGGCCTACGAGGAGATCAAAGACCGCAAGGGCTACCTGCGGGCTGACGGCGTGTTCGTGAAGGAGGCCGCATGAGATACGTACAGGCACGCGCCGCCCGGGTGCTCGAGTTCTGCCGCCAGCCGCGCACCTCCAGCGAGATCCGCGCCGAGTTTGCTGCAGAGCCCAAGCTCGCCATCTACGCGCTGCAGAACCTGGTCAAGTCGGGCCACATCCGCAACATCTTGCAAGACGGCAGCCGGCCGTTTGGCAAGCAGGCGTTTCCAGGCCTGTACCAGACGCAGGACGCGCCCACGCCGCCCATCAAGTACGCCGCGCCACCCAAGCCGCCCAAGGCCGAGCCCAAGCCGGCCAAGGGGCCGAATAGCGTGTGGCAGTTGGGGGAGGTATGAGCGCGCTGCGTGAGGCCGCCCAGCAGGCGCTGGAGGCGTTGGATTGGTACGCAGAGTGCGCAATGGTGTCCGACAAAGCAGCAGACGCAGCATCCGCCCTCCGCGCCGCGTTGGAGCAGCCGGAGCAGGAACCCTGCGACATCGCCAAAGACGGCGTGTGCGAGGCGCTGGAGTGCTGCAAACAGACTGCACAGGAGCAGTTCTGTGATGGCCACTGCACCTGGCGCGACCACCACCCAGCGTGCGTGAGAGCCGAGCGGCAGCAACGCACGTTGACCGACGAGGTGATTGCCAACCTTTGGCACCAGAACGGCGGCTTTCACCACCACTTCGCCCACGCCATCGAGCGCTGGCTCAAGGGGCGAGCATGACCCGCGACGACATTATCCGCATGGCGCGGGAGGCTGGGTTTCAGGAGTACCTGATGCGCGTCTATCGGGCTGAAGAAGGTGTCCATCACTTCGCCGCCCTTGTCGCCGCTGCCGAGCGCGAGGCGTGTGCTACCGCGTGCGAAGAGTTTTACAGCATTGAGTGGATAGCTCAGGACTGCGCCGCCGCCATCCGCGCAAGGGGGCGAGCATGACCACCAGCGCGCTTGCCACCCAAGTCGCCGGCACCCACTACAAGGGCCTGGCCATCCAGCCCGTGCAGTACATCCACGCCAACGGCCTGCCGTTCATCGAGGGCAGCGTTGTGAAGTACATCACCCGCTGGCGCGCCAAGGGCGGCATCGCGGACCTGGAGAAGGCCCGCCACTTCATCGACCTGCTCATTGAGCTGGAACAAAAAGCAAGGGAGACCGCATGAACCTCACCGCTCTGGAGTCGCAGATCGCCGAGCTGCAGCGCAAGGCCGAAGAGATGCGCACCACCGTCAATGACCCGCAACTGCCCGCCGCCTGGCGAAAGATGGAGCGCGGCAACAACTGGTACAGATACCTGCAGCTCACGCCAGCGCAGGGCGAGCTGTTCAAGCAAGACGGCTGGGAGCCGCTGTACCGCCGCCAGCAGCGCATGGCCGAGCTCAAAGCCCGCGCCTTGGCCCGCGACCACAAGGGAGTGGCGTTGGTGAGGGCCACCGAACAACACCACGGGATCCACTGACATGCTGCTCACCGCAAGCGACGTGGGCCGCCAGTTGGGCATCAGCCGTCGGGCCGTGTATGACCTGGCGTATTCTGGCCGGCTCACCTGCTACCGAGTTGGCGCCAACGACGGCGCCATGCGATTCAAACCCGAAGACGTGGAGAGCTACCTCGCATCATGTCGATCTACTGGTCAAAGAGTGACAAGCGCTGGCGCTTTGAGTTCGACCGCTATGTTGCGGGCCGCCGACACCGACTTACACGATTGCTTCCGCAAGGCTGGAGTCAAGCTCAAGCTGACACGTTCGACCGCACGGAAACCGCGCGCCTCTACGGCCTTGCATCTGGCATCGCCCGCGACGAGCCCCTGATCGACCAGGCCGTCAAGCACTACCTGACCGACAAGTCCGCGCTCAAGAGCTACAAGAGCGCCGTGGAGCACTTGGGTGCCATCGCCTGGGCATGGCAAGGCCGCCCGATGAGCGAGCTGCCCGCCGTGGCCCAGGAGGTCATCTCAGCCGCTGACGCGAGCCCGGCCACCCTGAAGAACCGCCTGGCCCTGCTGAAGGCCGCTTGCCGCTGGGCCTGGAAGCGCCACGGCCTCACCGACACCGACCCTACCGCCCGCATGCTGCTGCCGGCCGTGCGCAACGCCCGCAAGGTGTACCTCACGCGCGAGGGCATGCTCAAGGCCTGCCGCGCGTGCGGCAGCTGGCAGGCGCAGATCGCCATCCGCGTGTGCTTCTACACCGGCATGCGCCTGGGCGAGTTGTGGAACGTGCAGGTGCAGGACAACCTGCTGGTGCTGGCCGACAGCAAGAACGGCCAGCCGCGCGTGATACCCGCGCACCCACGCATCCGCCACCTGCTCAAGCACCTACCCCTGACGGGGCACAAACGCGGCGTGCAGGCCTCCTGGACGCGCGCCAAGGACAAGGTGGGCCTGGGGGATGTGCGCTTTCACGATCTGCGCCACAGCGCGGCCAGCGAAATGGCCAACGCGGGCGTGCCGCTTTTCACCGTGGGCCAGGTGCTGGGCCACAAAAGCCCGGTCAGCACCCAGCGCTACGCGCACCTGTATGCCGACACTTTGGCCGCGGCTGTGGGCCAAATTGGCCGAAAGCGGGCTTGACTTGGGAGGATTTCCCCACAGTCTGGCGGAAAGGGAGGGATTCGAACCCTCGGTACTGGAGAACCAGTACGCCGGATTTCGAATCCTATGCGACACCCGCGCTACGAGGTAAGCTCCCTCGTAAAATAGTCGCAAAACAGGCGTTTGGAGGGGGGGTTTGGGCAGAAATCCCCACAGTCTAGGCTCATTCGGTGAGCTACTCAGGCGCGGTATCACTTTTGGTAGCACTCAGGGAGAAGACATGAACATCCATATCCAAGATCAAGATCTGCCCATGCTGCTCAAAATGGTGGAACGCGGCTGGTCCAGCGGCGATCTGGCTGAGTACCTCGAGGCCGATCAAATCGTGTCATGCGAGCGCGTGCTGACTGCCTTGGGGCTTATTGCGACTCAGGATCCTGCGCCAACAGGCCACCCAGGCCAACAGCACCAACCGGCACCATCAAAGGCCTAGTGCGGCGAATGAACTGATCCAGCACCGCTTCCGGCGTTTCACCGCGGGCGGCGGCGCGTTTTTGCAGCAGCTGCTCAAACGTGCTCATCATGGACACCGGAGGCGAGCCCAAGCCTGTCACCGGGCCGGCGCCCAACCACAGCGCAGCTTGTCCTGGGGCCGGTAGCACGCCCATGGCGTCCGACAGCTTCTGGTTCAGTTGCTCGAGTGCTTGGTACTCCGTCTTTGTTGGCGCGCCTTCAAACCAGGTGGCTGGGATCTTGTCCCACTTGATGTTGTTGCTCTTGACGAACTCACGCGGGCTGAATGTCTTAGGGTCCCAGGCGCCATAGGCTTTTTCGTTCCACCAGGACGGCGCCCCTGCCTGCGTGTCTTCCAGGCGCTTTGCCACCCACTCCGGGTCGCGTGAAGCCATGCCCCAGGCGCGGATGTTGTGCTTGTCAACGGTAACCGGCTCCCAGTTGCCCTTGAGGTTCTCGGCAAACGTGAAGCGCTTGGGGTGTTCAATAGGGTCCAAACCGCCGCCGGCCAGGATCTCATTGGCGTTTCGGTTGTGGAGGTTTTGCGCCTTGTGACCGTAGCCTGACCCGATGGGGGGAATCGGCACCGGCTGGCCGCTTGCGCCGTTGACGTAGTAGTAGGAGGCGATGCGTGCGTTGGCGTCGGTCTTGGCGCCCGCGGATGTGGCGGCCATCAGGTCGATGTACTGGTTGAAGGCCTTGTTGCCGCCGGCCTCGCCCAGCTTTTCCACAAACTTCAGCCGCAGCGGGTCCATGTTGTACCAAGCCAAGCCGTCAGTGGTCATGCCCTCTGACATCCACTCGCCGGCCTGGTTGAAGGCCCGCTTGTTGTTCTGCAGGCGCTCGATTCGGTCTGGCACACCTCGTGGAGGCGTGTAGCGCGTGAGCGCCGCCTGCGCAACCTTGGGCGTGTCGGTCAGGTTGCTGAGGTCAAAGACGGGCTTTGCAGCCCTCCCCGGCTTGGCAATAGGCGCCACAGCCAGCGCCCCCAGGCCCATGCCCAGCAGGCCACCGCCCACGTCACCGCCTGCCGCTCGAGCAGCACCCTCTCCAGCTTGCAGGCCGCCTTCCTGGGCGCCAAACGCCAAGCCCACCGGCGTGACGTCCAGCAAGCCCATGCCACCCACAGCGCCCTGGCCGCCGCCTGTCACCTTCTGCGCCATCTTCATGGCGTCGTAGGCGCTCATGCCAAACCTGGACATGAGCATGTCCTGCAGCCCGCTGGCGGCGCGCTCGCGCCAGGTGGGTTCGTATGCCTTCAGTTGATCCATCACCCCTCCAACAATGCCGCCTCAGCGGCTCGACGTTTGACCAATCCCGGCAGCACCCGGCCGCCACCGCGTACCCACAGCGCCAGTTGCTCTTTGGCACCGCCCCAGTCCCGGGCGTCGATGCGCTTGCGCAGCGTGCTGCCGCGGTAGCGCCCCACGCCCAGGTTGTAGGCAAAGTCGGTCATGGCCGCCAGCGCCCGGGGGTGCGCCAGCAGGCTTGGTGACGCCTTCAAGACGCCCGGCAAGTAGGTCGCCCGCAGCTCGTGCAGCAGCCACTCCTCGGCGGTCTCTTTGCTGATGGCGGGGTCGTCCATGGAGACCTGGCGGCCATCCGGGCGCCAGACTGTGCCGTAGCCTTGCGTGGGGTAGCCGGCCGGGCAGATGTAGGGCTGAAGCCTCAAGCCCTCAAAGGGCCGGCACAGCGCCGCCGCCAGCTCCACAGCCTTATCGACTGCGCTCGTAGACACGGCCGACGAACCAGAAGCTGATGATCATGTTGAACACGGCCAGGTCGTCGCTGCCCCACATGGAGGTCAGCACGTCCTTCCAGTTGCCGCCCTGCTCAATGGCGATCAGGTAGGCCGCCACTTTCACGGCAGCGTACAGCGCCAGGAACAGATAGGTCACCGTGGGCCGCACCAGCGCGGAGATGGCGGAGACGAACCAGCCGGCGTTCTTGGCCGTCTCAGACTGCTCTTTGAACGCCTGCGTCATGGCGTCGAGCTCGGCGGTCTGCAGCTGGACATCCGCCTGGCGCATTGCGATCTCGCCGCGCACCTTGGCGAACTCCATCTCAGCCTCGACCATGCGCAGCTCGTGCGCGCGCTCGTTCTTCTTGTCGAAGATCTTGAAGACCTCGGGCGCCAGGCGCAGCAGGCCGCCAAATACGCCACCAAGCAAGGTTTCCAGCATGTCCTACTTTCCGAGGAACTTGGAGCCGAACTGCACCAGCGTGAAAAGCAGCACGGCCGCCGCCCACACGCCGATGCCGCGGTTGATCCACTGCTCCACCTTGCGGTCGGTCTTGTGGATCATCGTGTCGTGCACGGCAATGGAGGCTTCGCACTTGCCGATGCGTTCGCCCTGGGAAGACTGGCGTTCCTCAATCAGAATGAGACGTTGGATGGCGTCGGTCAGCTTGTCCACTTTGGACTCAAGGCGGCGGAAGTCGTCGTCGGTCATGGCGTAAAAAAGCCCGCGGCAAGCGGGCTGGGAGTGGTGGATGGAGCGGTGGTACGGGCTGGACCCGATCTTCTGTGGCTGGCTGGTTGTGGCCGTTATCGTGTGGGCCGTTCAGTCATGGCGAGACCGAAAGTAGCCCCGGCAGCAGCAGCGGGTCCCACGGGTTGCGCGGCGGTTGCGCCGTCGGGTTGAGCAGCCCGCGCGGCACGTTGGTGGCGCCGCGCTCCATGAAGGACAGCGTGACGTTGTTCAGCGGGTCACGGATGGCCATCTCGCCAAACGGCAGTTTGTTGGCCAGCGGGGTGACGTAGCGGCTGAGGCCCTGCAACAAGTTGCCGATGCCGGCCGCCGTGTTGCTGTTGTTCACTGCCGCGCCTCGCGGCTGGAACGTCTCCACGCTGCCCGTGCGGCCAATGGCCTTGAGCTGCTCAAGCTCCTCCGCGCTGAAGAACAGGCGCAGCTTGCGATCCCCGATGTCGTCCAGCGCCCGCAGCCACTGCCGGCCCGAGAAGTTGGCCGTCTGCGCCTGGTTGCCCTTGCCAATGGCCGCGTCCTTGAGCTGCTGCACGATGGTGCCGCGCACCGCCTCCAGGGCGGGCTGGCTGCTGCCGATCTCACCAGCCAAGCGCTGCACGTCTTGCAGGCCTGCGGTCTTGCTCAGGATGTTGTTGCGGATCCAGGTGTCGGCGTTGGCGCCCTCCACGGCCGACTGCACGCCGGGCGTGCTCTCTTGCCAAGTGCGCCAGCCACGGTTGGCTGAGCGCGCCTGGTTCAGCGCATCCATCAGCGCCGCGGGGCCTTGGTCCGCCGCCGCCATGGCTTGACCCTGGGCGCCAGTGACCAGCTGATTGCCGCCGAGCACGGTCTTGGACGGCATCACCGCGTCACTGTCCAGCACGTTGCGAATGGTGGACAAGGCGTTTCTGGTGCGGCCGTCCGCGCGGCGCATGGCGTCGGCGATGTCGGACTTCAGCTCGTCCAGCACGTTGACGTTCCAAGGCACGTCGTAGGTTCTGCCCTCGCGCGTGACCGTGCCCTTGCTGATGGTGTCGAGCTTGGCCATGATGTCCGCCGGCACCGAGCCCAGGCGGTTGGCCTTGATCAGGTCGTCGTAGACCTGCTGGATGACGCCGCGCTCCAGCGGGATGTCGCCGCCGGCCATTTGGTTGGCGCGGTTGTAAAGGCCAGCCTTGTTGGCCTCAAGCTGCGCATTGCGGCTCAGGATGGGCGACATGGCCGTCTGCCCCGCCCCAAAGGCATCATTGACCGGGCGGAAGCCCTCCACGGCGTTCAGCAGGGTTTGGTTGTTGCCTTGTGCGATCTGCGGCAAGCGCGCGTCCCGGTTGCCCGTGGCGGCGGCCATCCGCATGGCGTTCTGCTCTTGCGTCACGTCGAAGGGGTCCAGCGTCAGCCGGCCCCGCGTAGGCGTCAGCCCGAGACGCCGGTAGTCGGCCAGCCGGGCCAGTGCGTCCTCGTTGAGCGAGCCGCCGGCCTTCAAGGCTTGGCGCACATCGTCCATCAGCGACTGCCGCAGCGCCGGGGTGATGCTGGCCGGGTCAATGCCTTGGTTTTGCAGGGCGATGGTGATGCGCCGCTCCACGTCCGCCGGCGCGGTCTTGGGCGTGATCAGGTTGCTCAGCGCCGAAGCACCGGTGCGCGCTGCGCCCAGCGTGCCGGCCGCGCCCAGGCCGCCCAGCACCGAGGAGACCATCTGGCCCCCAAAGCCGGCGCCGTTTTCCGCCGCTTGCTGCCCTGCCAAACCAGATCCCGTGCCCGCCACGGTCTGCATCAATGGATCCGCCCCCAGGCGGTTGAACACCTCGCGCGTGGTGCCGGTGCTGACCTTGCCCGCCTGGTTGGCGAGCCCCGCGCCCGTCAGCGCGCCCAGGCCCGTCTCCACGCCTTGCGACACGATGCGTTGCGTGGGGGTGTCCGGTTGCGGCAGGCCGATCTGCGTGAGCAAGCGGTCCAGTTGCGGCAGTTGCTGCTGGAAGCGGTAGCCCCGGCCTTCACCAAGCGCCAAGTCCTGCGCCTTGTTGGCCACCCCGCCCACGGCGTCCACAAACATGGCCGGCAGGGACGCGGCGGCCTTGATGCCAGAGCGGGCGAACAGGCCGGCTTGGGAGGCAAGGTCGTTGTTGCGCGTCTTGGCCACATCGAAGGCCCCTTTGCGCAGCGCTGCGGCCATCTCCTGCTCGGACATGCCATCTGGGAACTCCACCACCTGCCCGAAGGCTTCCACGTACTGCGGCATCTCAGCCCCCTACATCTTCGAACTTGCCGGCGCTCGGGTTCCAGCGCTTGGTAGGCTTCGGCGCAGGCGCTGGCGGCGGCACGGCTGTTGCCTTCTGGCCGGCGGCAAAAGCAATGTCCTGCACCGCTTGCTGCCGCATGCGCTGCTTCTGTTCGATGACGTCGGCGGAGTCACCCGGCTGCGGGAAGAACGTGCGCACGTTCAAGATCACTTCGTCTTTGGTGGCCGCCGCGCCGGTCTTGAACCGCAGGAAAGACTCGGACCATTGCTCTTGTGCCTGACGGGCGCGCTGCGCTGCAGGCGAGGCCGCAAAGTTGGTGAGCCCGCCCGCCAGCGACACATCCACCTGGCTCCACGTTTTGGTTGGGTCAATCGGGATGCCGCCCAACTCTTTCTCTGCCGCCTTCATCTGCGACATGAACGTGGCCGCTTTGGCCTGGGCCTCAGTGAGCGCGCTGTCTTTCTGCGGCGGCTTCACGCCTGGCACGATGTTGGGCTGGCCGCCCGCCTTGTCCGGCTGGAAGAACACCGGGTTGCCCGCCGTGTCCATGCCGGCCACCGGCGCCCCGTAGCTGACGTTGACGCCGGGAGGCACAAGCTGCTTTTTTGCGTCAATCAGCGGCTTGTTGGGCACCAGTTGGCCGCCGGGGCCAGGCACCAGCAAATCGGCCACCGGGTTGCTCTGGCGCGGAAGCACAGTGCCGGGCGCGGTGGCGAACGGGTCCACCGCCCGGCCGTCCACAAACTCGACCCTGGTGCGCGGCACCAAGTCGGAGTAGTTGTTGGTAAGCGCAAACTTGCGCACCGACTCTGGCGTGAAGTCCTTGGGGTCCACCTTGCCAAACGGGTTTTCGGTCTTGGCAGGCATGAGCGCCTGGATCTCCTGCAGCCCCAGCCCCGCGCGCATGGCTTGCGGCACGCTCACCGGCATGGCAGGCCCCGCGTTGGCGTCAATGCTGTCCAGATACGAGCCGCGGGCTTGCTTGGCGGCGGCGGCTTCTTCACGCGCCCGTGCCGCATCGGCCATTCGGCCCTCCAGCTCTCGCAGCTGCAGCGCCCGCTGCGCCATGATGGCCCGGCGCTCCTCCTCCTCTTGCTGCGCCCGCTTGGCCGCGCCCAGGGTCGCGCCGTAGGCGTTCAGGCCGCCGGCCAGGCGCTGCATGGTGTTGCCCTGCCCACCCAGCAGGCCGCCCGCGAGCTGCAGCGCGGCCATCGTCTTGGGGTCGTCCCAGCTGGTGCCCAGAATGTCCAACAGTCCCATGCTTACCTCCGGAAGGGGTTGCCCGCCACGCCGCCACCCAGCAGACCCTGGCCGACGTTCATCATGTTGGTGTAGCCCTGCGCGTAGGCCGGGTTGAGCAGGTAGTTCTTCTGCATGTCGATGCCTTGGCGCTGCAGATCATTCAACCCGCCGGTGGCCATCTGGTCGTTGAACAGCTTGGTGGCCGAGCCCAGCAGGCCGCCCGTGCCGTCAGGCCCGTAGACGTAGTTGGCCAGTCGCGGGTCCATGTCCTTGGTGGTGGTGGCCGTGGTGTCCTTGCCCCCGGAGGTGCCGCCCAGCACTGCGCCGGCGATGGGCAGGGCGTACTTGAGCAGGCTGCCTGCAGCGCCCGCGCCGGCCGCCGAGGTCAGTGCGCCAGCACCGGCGCCGGCCAACGTGCCGGCAGCCGCTGGGCCAAACTCCAAGCCCGCACCCGCGCCGATGGTGGCTGGGTTGAACAGCCCAGACGCTGCGGCCGAGGCGTTGAAGCCGTAGCCGGCAGTGCCCAGGCCGGCCTCAATGGCCGCAGGTGTAAGCGCCGAACTCAACGCCGTGCCAGAGCCCAGCAAGCCGCCGGCGCCTGTAGCAGCGGCATCAAATGCACCCATCGCCGCGGCTTCAGCCCCGGTGAGGCCCACGGTCGAGCCAGCCCCTGCCGCAGCCGCTTCCCCGCCCAACATGGGCAGGCCGTAATACATCGCGGCCATGGCGGCGGCCGCTTTCAACGCATTACGCACTTTGCCCATGTCGGACGATGAGCCCCACTCTGGCGTTAAGTAGTTCTGGCCTTGCGCGTCCGTGCCGACCTTGTAGGACACGTTGCCGTCGCCGCGGGCGCTCCAGCCGATGCGGTTGCCGTCTTGTAGTTGGTCGCTTACTTTGGAGCCGTAGGTGTTGTCGTTGTTGTAGTCGCCGGCAAAGCCGATGCGCTTGTCGCCAAACGTGGCCTGGCCGTTGTCAAGGCCGATCTGCGACACGTCGGTGATGCCGCGATTGAGCAGCAACGTGGCCAGCTCTTGGGCGCGGTCAATGCCGCCCTGGCTCCAATCGCCTCGGCTGCCGTACAGCGCCCGAATCTGCGCCGTCAGGGCTTGCAGTGCTTGTTCGTTCATAAGACCCTCACGGCTTGTTGAAGATGTTGTAGAGCTGAGCGCCCACCAAGGCGCCACCTAAGCCGCCAGCCAAGGCGTTGCCTGGCGTGTTGGTGGAGGTGTTGCCAAAGCCGGTGAAGGGGCTCACCGTGTTGGTGTAGTTGCCCACCACGTTCCACGGCGCTTGCTGCTGCGTCAGGCCCAGGTTGTAGAGGCCCTGGCCTTGCTGCTGCATGCCGGTGTTGCCCTGCTGGAACAGGTTGGCGCCCAGTTGCGTGGCTTGCAGATCCTGGCCGCGCTGGTTGGTGTAGAAGTTCTGCAGGCTGTTTTGGTAACCAAGGCCGAGGTTGCCCATGCCCAGGGCGTAGTTCTGGTCTTGGCCGTAGCGCTGATTGGCCAGCCCACCCATCCCGAGCGCAAAGTTCTGCGCGCTGTTCTGGAACCCCAGCCCCAGGTTGCCCAAGCCCATGTTGTAGCCTTGGTCGGCCTGGTACTTCTGCAGGTTGCGCCCCATGGCGTTGTTGTAGTCCTGGCCGTACAGGTTGGACAGCGCGCCCGCCAGCCCGGTGTTGGCATCCTTCAGCGCGTTGGCCTCGACCACGCCCTGGCGAGATCCGCCGTAGCCGCCCGCCGCGATGGCCGCGCTGCCGATGCCCGGCAGGATGTTGCGCTGCAGGTTGTCGGTGACTTGCTGGCGGATGGTGCCCGCCATCTCCCCGAGGTAGGGGTTGGGTGTGTACGTGAAAGGGTTGCCCAGGGTCTGGGGGGTGTAGGGATTGGCCGCACCACCTGCAGCGCCGCCAGCCGCGCCGCCCGCTGCACCACCTGCAGCGCCGCCAGCGGTGTTGCCGCGCTGGGTGGTGGCCAGGTTGGTCAGCGCCTGCCAGTCGGCGTCAGTTTGCTGGCCCAAATTGTTGTTGACGTTGGTGCGTAACTGCGCGTCGGTCAAGCCGTTGCTCAGGCCCAGGTTGTAGACCTGCGCCTTCTGCTCGGGCGTGAGGTTCTGCGCGTAGCCTTGCAGGGCTTTCCAGTCGGTGTCGGACTGCATGCCAAACAGACCGCTGGCCTCCATGCGGATCTGCTCGTCAGTCTTGCCGCCCGCCAGCCCGCCCAGATAGGCCTGCGCTTTTTGCTGCGGGGTCAAGGCTTGCAGGTTGGCCAGCTGCTGCGGCGTCATGCTCTGCTGCTGCGCCAGGCCCTGCAGGTAAGACCAGTCGCCCGCCGACTGCGCGCCAAACTGCCTCTCTGCGGCCTGGCGGATGGCCGCGTCGGAATAGCCCGCCCTGAGCAGTCGGTTGTACTCGCCCGCCTTGCCCGCGGCGCTGGTCATGTTGGCGGGATTGAATGTGATTGCCATGTCGTTACCCCAAGAAGCGCCATGCTCCGGCGCGGTATCCATAGAAGCCTGCCCCGCTGCCGGGGTTCCAACTGGTGCCGTCGGCCAGCACCAGCATGCCGTCCCGGGGCTTGGCGGGCGCCACGTACAGCATCTCCAGGCTCAAGAACGGGTTGCCCTCTAGCGAGGCGCGGGCCAGGTTGATGAGCTCTTGCTGCAAGAACTCCGGCAGGTCCGCCGGGTTGGCCGGCACAGCACGCGGTTGGTACATCAGTACGCCCCCGTGCTCACCACGTCCAGGTCAAATGACCGGACGCGAAACGGCAAGCTGCCCGAGAACTCCACCGCCAGAAAGCGACCCTGCGCGAACGCATCGGCCTTAATGCTGGAGCCGATGGTGAAGCTCACCGCATCCGACCACGTGGGCGCGGCGTCCGGCGTCATGGCCGCCCCCACCCGCACCGCCACCGTGCCTGCGGCCGCCCCGTCAATGCGCGGGTACACCGCGCGGATCAGCTTGTTGCTGTACGGGTCATCCAGCGACAGGCCGGTGCGCTGCAGCAGGCCGGGCAGGGCCACTACGCCGTCGTCGCTGTTGCCCACATCGAACGCTTTCAGCGCCGTTGTGGTGCTCAGCAGCAGGCGGGCCTCGTTGGGGGCGTACTCGTTGCCCGTCCAGGTGGTGGTGTCCCAGTCCCACTGCTCGCTGTCCGCGCCCCAGGTGCTGCTGGTGGTGTAGTCGATCTGCCCCGAGGCGCCGTAGGTCACGCTGTCCAGGTCGCGCAGGCCCCAGGTCTTGGTAAGCCAGTTCCACACGCAGGCCTTGTTGCACAGCGTGGAGCCCGCAAAAGGGAAGCACACCAGCACCTCGTTGCGCTGCGGGTTGCTGGTGACAAAGGCGCGCCTGTAGTTGTCGCTTGTCAGGTTGTCAAAGATGTACTTGCGCACCAGCCCGTCAGCAATGCTCACCATGCCCTGGCCGGTGTTCAAGATGACATCACCCGCCGACAGCACCACGTTGCCCAGGGGGGTGTTCACCCCGCAGCCCCGGGCCAGCATGCCGTACTCGCCGGGCATCTTGCGGAACTGGAAGATGAAGGGCTGGCCCACGAAGCGCATCTCGTAGCAAGAGCGCTCCTTGTAGACCGCCAGCACGTCGCCCAGGGGCAGGGCGTCCACCAGCAGGTCCGAGGTCTCGGCCAGGTCTTGCTCGCCGGCGTCCTTGGTGGCGTCGGTCTCGTCCCAGCTTGACGGGATCGTGCCCGCCACCGCGGCGTGGCTCCACTTGACCATGTGCGGGTAGGCGGTGCCGCTCTTGGTGATGTTCAGCGCGACCAGGTAGTTCTTGAACGGGGTGAGCGCCTGGCAGCGCCAGTTGGCGTTCCAGCCCGTGAGCGTGGCCAGGTCGTTGGCGACGTTGCCGCCCCAGAACTGCGGCTGGTCCACGCCGTTGTTCATCACGAGCACCCCGCCCAGCACGCCCCCGGTCCAGCGGTCGTCCTGTGTGCCGGTGAACAAGCTGCCAGGGGTAATCTCCGTGCGCGTGGTGCCGTCGTCGACGAACGCCTTTTGCGTGCCGGCGTGCACCCAGTACTTCTTGGTGGTGGTCTGGTAGGACTGCACCCAGTACGGCGTGATGCTCGGGGCGCTGAACACCGAGGCCGTGCCCTTGAAGCGCTGGGCGTAGCCGTTCAGAAAGCGCATGTTGGTCACGCTGGACCACATGCCCGTCTCCAGCTCCTCGGGCGACAGGTCGGGGTTCCAGCCCCGGCCGCAGTCGGTGATCTTGACGATGGGCATGTCAGAGCGTGCTGGCGGTCACAAACAGCGCATCCAGCGCCGCGTCGTCCAGCCCCAAGGCGGGCGCCAGTTGCGCCACCAGGGTGCTGCTGCGCTTGACTTCCGTGGCGTACTCCCACTCGATCTGCGCCGCCTCCTTGGCGGGGCTTGGCAGGGCCGCAATGGCAGCGTCCACTGCCGCCAGCTTGCCGGCCTGCAGCAGGGCCAAGCGGGCTTGATGCATGGCCACCGAGGCGGGGACCACGGGCTTGGGTGGGGGTGGCGCGGTGAAGGCACCGTTGACGTAGGCCCAGCCTGGCGAAACGTCGTCGGGGGCGGCCATCCAGCCTTGCTCAGCAGCATAGGCCTCGTCGGCCACGGCCACATTCACCACCACACCGTTTTCAATGATTGCGTAGCGCATGGTTGTACTCCTTACCAAGAGGTGATGCGGGCGTAGCCAGAGCCGCCTGCGCCACCAGCGCCGCCAGAAGCGTTGTATGCGCTGCCGCCACCACCGCCACCAGCAGCAATGCCACCTGCGCCGCCGGCGCCTCCTGCGCCAGCTCCTGGATCACGAGTGCCGCCGCCGCCGCCACCGCCTACGCCTATAGATCCTCCTGCGCCGCCGGCGCCGCCGTTTCCCGTGTTGGCGGCGACACCTGCAGTGCCGCCTCCACCTGAAAGTCCTACACGACTACCACCTGAAGCGCCGTTATCTGCACTGCCGCCACCAGAGGCGGCCCAACCGCCGCCGCCGCCACCAGCGCCGCCATATGCGGAACAACCCCCGGCGGTTGCCCCCAAAGAGGTTCCAGATCCACCGCCGCCTGCGCCGCCAAACCCGCTGGCTAAACCTGCATACGTAGCTGATCCACCAGGGGCTCCTCCAAATTGACCGGCAATTTGACCTCCAATACTGTTGTAGATCGTTGGACCGCCAGCCTGCGCTAATACACCCGCACTTGCGGTGCCACCGCCGCCCCCGCCAGAGGTTTGCTGTCCGCCGCCACCACCATAAGCAATCAATTGAAGCGTTGAACTGCTGAAAGTAGTGCTGCCGCCGTCTGCGCCGGAACTGCCGCTTCCAATGCCAGCACCACTACCGCCAGTGCCACCAGCACCTATGGTGATGTTTTCAGTGCTTCCAAGATCCGCCGCCCTGTATACACGGTAGGTATAAGCGCCGCCTCCGCCGCCACCTGCAGGATTGCCGGAGCCGGCCAATGTTTGACCACAACCACCGCAACCACCACCGCCAGCGCCCCAAATCTCCACCATGACCATCGTCTTGCCAGATGGCTTGGTCCAGGTGCCGGAACTGGTGAAAAGTTGGACGTCTGCTGCAACGGTGTCCCAACTGGGCGATGTGCCGTCAGTCTTCAAAAATTTGTTTGCATTCCCGGTTTGCCCAGGCAGCGTGGCCGTTACCCCACTAGAGGCCAGGATCGCGGCTTGCACTTGAGCCGTCGAGGCGGCCAACGTGCTGTTGTCCGTGGCCGCTTGGGTGGCCACCCGAAAACCTGACGCTCCGGTAGTGGCCGCACCGGCTGCAGCACTCAAGTCCGTGTGCGTGGCCGACACCGCCCCGGTCACGTTGGGAAACGAGGCCTTGACCGTGCTCTTGATCAGGCGCAGGTGGTCGTCACCCTCGCTCTTGGGGTCCGAGGCCGCCGGGTAGGTGGCGTTCAGGCCGTTGATGTAGGTCGCGGTCTCAACCGTCATAGCGTCCTCACTCTCATCGCAGAACCCGAGCGCACCGCCGCGTCGTCAGCCTGCTGCAGCGCCTGCACATCGGCCTGGTACTTAGCCTCCCAGGTGGGCATGCGCTCGTCGTTGAACACGTAGCCGCTGGCCTCAGCCAAAGCGGCGAACAGGTACACGCTGGGGTGGTTGGTCAGCAACCAGTTGGTGGGCGTGGTCGACAGCGCCGCAAAGCGCTGGTAGTAGTCCAGGCTCACCGTGTAGACGGCATCCGGCGTGGGCCCAAACTGGATCGCGTTGCCCACAATGGCGTAGACCACCGGCTGGCCGTTGGCGTAACCGTTGGGGTATTTGCGGTCCAGGATCTCGGGCGTGACCACCGACAGCGCTGCAGGGGGTGTGGTGTTGCTCAGCGAGATGTTTTCCATCTCCAGGAAGTCGCTGGGCAGGGTCACGGTCTGCGTGCCGGCCACGGTGGTCAGCGTGGTGTTGGTGACCTGGCGGCGCAGGCGCAGGTCTCGCGCGATGCGCGCCTCGGCCAGCGTGATGAAGTCCGGGATGATGGACGTCAGGTCCGACCGCTTGAGCCAGTTGGCCACCGAGGTCTGCAGGTCGGAGTAAGTGGCAATGGCCATGTCACACCCT